GTTGTCGTAACGACGTCCTGTGTCTCGCTTGCCGCTTCCCCAACCGCCGTTTGTGTTTCGCTCGCAGTATCTTCTACTGCTTGTTGGGTGTCGGTGACACTCTCCGCAACGCCTTCTAAGCCAGTTGTAACGTCGCCAAACTGATCCGCTATGTCGGTGTTAACTGACGCCAAGCCATTGTCAATCGCGGTTGCCAAATCTGTCTGGCCGGTTTCTATCTGTGTCGCTAAATCCTCGTAGGTATCGGCAAAAGTTTCGGTAACGTCTAAGAAACCAGAGTTAACCAAATCCTCAAACGTCAACGCGCCTGCGTCAACAGCCTCTTGCAACGTCGCTATTGCGTCTTGAGTTTCTCCCGCAGTTGTCGTCACAACGTCCTGCGTTTCGCCTGCTGAGGTAGTTACAACATCTTGCGTTTCGCCCGCAGCCCCCGTTACGGCCTCTTGCGTTGTTGTCGACGCATCTGCAACTGCCTTTTGTGTCGCTGCTGCGTTTTGAGCGTTTGCAATGGCTTGTGCCGCTGCCGCTTCATCACCCGACTCTAAAGCGTCTAAAATTAGTTTTATGTCTAGTTCAATGGGGTCGACTTCGGGCGTCGTAACCGGCACGGCTACTTCTTCTTCTGCATCTATTGGGGTTGTCAACTCTGAGTCTGGCGTCGCAGCTACTTCGTCTGGCTTCTCTGCGATTGTTTGGCCCGGCGCATCCGCTTGCGCCTGCAAAGCCTCAATTGCCGCTAACGTATCTTCATTAATTTCCACGGTTCCAGTAGGCGTTACGTTGCCCATGATGGCGTTATAAGCATCAAGATCGTCCTGCCGCAGATCATCTAACTGGCCTTGAATTGCGCTTATTGGAACAAACGTGCCTGCGCCTGCGCCTACTCCCCCGGTATAAATGCTGCCTGATCCCGGTATAACGCCCGGATCAATATCAATGGGTTGTGTTGTTTCCGGCGGCACTGGCGACGTGACAGGTGGCGTTGTGTAGGGGTTATTTAGCGGTGGCGCTGCGCCTACGCCCGGTGGCGTATAGTCAGGAGGCAACGGTGGGCCTTGCTGTTCTGGCAACGGCATCGCAGGATCAGAAGCAAGATTGTCTAGTGCTGCCTGCACTGCCGCTAAATCATCCGCATCTGCAATTTCTTCCATCCAGACAGGGCCGGGTATATTGTTTTTTTCAATATATTCCGCAATGTCTTCAGCACTTCCCGCATAGGGGTTAGTCTTATCGTCTTCTTCTTCTGCTTCTGTATTGTTGCTGCCCGGCATTACCGTTTGCCTCCAAGCGATACGTCAATATCCACACCAAAGGCGTCGTTAAACTCGCCCGTCGTGTTGACCCTAATGCGGTGATACCGCGCCTTGTTTCTAAAACTCATCTTGCCCAGCGTGTTCTGCGCCTGAGACAAGCCATACTGATAATTCTCGTTCTGGTTTGTGCGCGTGCCGCTCTGCACTGTCACTGTCGCGCTTGCGCCATCCACTAACGGCCTGACGCCGGTAAGCACCAGCGTGTTGCCACTAGGGTCTGCGATCTCTTTTGTCTCTAGCTCGGCGTTAAGCGATGAGCCGTTAAACGTCCCCATCTTGTGGTCTGTACCAAACGCCGCCATAGACACCCGACCACCTCTAAACGCTTCGGAGTCGACAGGAATCGAATCGGTATCAATGCCGTTAGGCAGTGGCGTATCTAGCTGGTCTAGGTTGAAGTCCGTTGTCAGGTACTCAGAAATTACCTCGGTATCGACCTGACAGTACGACCACTTGTCAGCAGCCCAGTTGTAGATCAACAGGTAATCGTTGTAATCCAGCGTGCTGCTGGATCTGAACGACCAAATGACCATGCGGTTGCGTCGATCCACAACACCGCGCACAAAGCGCACAGAATTCTCGTCTGCCGTGTTAAAGAACCAGCGGTCTATCTTCTCAGCGCCAATCGGACGCGAGCCTTGGCCGGTGAAGGCGTAAAACCCGTCTTGGCCCAAATAGTAAATGGTCGATCCTGACCAGCACACGCTGTCCGGGGCTGGCGTGCCTCGCCCTTCTTCGACCTCGTTCAGTCTGAATATGGTCGGCGGGCCTGCATACGTCATCGTCCATATAGAGTTCTCTTGGAACACGACGCCGTACTGACCGGGGACAATGGCCTGTATATCACCACCGTCGCCCTCTAAATCTCTTGTGTCTGACTGCGTTGCAATGCTTGCAGTCCATAGTTCGGTATTGTTGTAGCCCGACCAGTTCAATCGGTTCGGCCTTGGCGACCCGTCGTTGATGTTGCCCAAAACCAAGAAGTTACGAATTGTTGCAATGCTCTCGGCTTTTGGCGGTGAGCCAGGCAAATCCAAATAGGTGCTAGACGTTGTTAGGTCAAAATACTGCGGAGCAATCCCCGGAGCCACGGCGATCATGCGATCCCCAAACCGACCCCAGCGCCACGAACTCGCGCCGACATAGTTGCCGCTCTTGCTTATGTTGGCCCACGTTTTAGTGGCCGATAACGCCTCTATCTGAGTGCCAGTACCGGCATGATTGTGGATGGTGCCTGCACTGTCCTTGATGGTGACAGATCCCACACACGCTGCATTGAGTGCGGTAGAAAACGATTGCAGGCTCTTAAACGAGCCGTAGGTGCGCACATAGGGCAGCACGTTCTTAGCAATGGTCGCGCCTGGATTATCCAGCGCGGGCTGATCTGGCAACCACTCGCCAAAGATCATCTTGGTCATGGTGTACCCATGCCGCCGGTTCTGAATAATGCAGAACCACTCACCCTCGACCAGCGTTCCTCTTGATTCGTCTGCTCAATCACGGCCAGAAACTTTTGCGTATAACGGCCTTCGGCATCAGGCTCTAACGCCCACTCAGCAGCCGCTCTAAGCGCGCCATAGAGGTAGACGTCGTAATATGTAGATAACAGCACGTTGGTGTCAGAGTCCGCTGACAGCGCATCAAACGCCTTGTAGTACACCATCGTTAGAGTGGTGCCAGCACTAGGCGATGGGGCCACAACGAGATTGTTGCCTTCGATTGTGTACGCTGTTGGGGTCTGCGAACCGATGTCCATAACCTTGCTGCTGCGCAATCGTGCAGGCGGTAGATAGTCCATCTCTCGCTTGTTCTGTGTGTTGTTTGACAAGCTTCGCATTGCGATGAACCCGGTAGGCAGCGCCGTTGATTGGTTGCTCACTGCAAACGAGGTGTCTGTCACTTCCATAGCACCAATACGCACGCTTCTGCGAATCTCAGCCTCGGCCAGACGCACAAACGTCGCCTTGAGCGCGTCGGTTATGTCGCTGCGAGCCATGTACTCAGTGATGTCGCTTTTAAGCGTTGCGTATGTGGTCATCAGATTTTTCCGTTAATCAGCTTCAGATAGCTGTTTTCTCGGCTGTTTAATTTCATGCTTAGATAGGTGCGCCAAGTCCAATCTTGTCGGTACTTGGTCTGCCACTCTTTTTTCCATTCCCTATGCATCGTGTCAGGGATGCGGGCCACTAATCGGCCACGCGCCTGCTTGTTAACAACGGCGTGGTTACGCAACTCTGCGTTACTGTCGAGGATCGCTTGAACCTGTTTTGCAGGCTTTACATCCTCGGAAATCACCGTATCGCCATCCGTATAAACGCGATTGACGTTGCCGTTCCATAGCTGGTCTTGGATCACTTTTTTCATAAAAATCCCATAAAAAAAGGGGGCCGAAGCCCCCTTCTCACTGCGCTAAATAATTAGCTTGCAGTCATTGCAGTGTCGTCATTTACGTCTGCAAAGATGCCGTGCGCGCCGGGGTTGTCTATAACTAATGCATAGTCAACCAACAGCATTCTGCGTTCGGCGTCGCCTACCTTGGCGATTACGTCAGTACGGTAATCATCGAGGTACGCTACCTTTGCGTATTCAGTATCAAGAACGAAGACGTCAGTGTAATCGGACGATACTTGTCGTTGGAACCTGTTAGGAACCACATCAAGTACGCCGAAATCTGAGCATGAACCTTCAAACCAGTTCGCTAAACTGGCCCCGCCTTTCGGCTGCTCTACGTCGCCGTAGAGATGAGACTATATCTTCACCCGTTCTGGGTGCGTGGCGCTTCCAACCGCTTGGTTGTACTCCCGTAAGGGATAGTCGTTGCACCTTCCGATTTCTCGGCTTGGATCAGGATTGACTCTTAGAGTTGTCCCCTGAGTTCACCACGTTATTGCCCGCATATTCCTATGCGGCTACGCCTAAATTAACGTATACGTCTACTGCTCCCACAACACCAACACCGTCGCGCTGATTCTTACCAAAGTCTTGGTAAGGCGTCGCGATTCGGCTGCTGCTAGAGAACATATACTTGCTGAATAGCTGCTTAACGGTTGGCCCCATCATAATGACGTTAGGGCTAGAGCCGTTGATGTAGCATGACTTAATAACACCCAACAAGCCGTCTTCGGTCAGAGCGCGAGCCGTTCCGTCCGTAGCCGCTGTGCCTGGGTATCCGTCATTTGTGCTAGACAGTGCTGGGTCTGCGCCACCTGATCCGCGATCAGTGTTGCCACTGTCGACTTCAGATGAAACTGCGACACCAATCCAAGCTGGCAAGCCTGCTGTGGTGCCAGCGGCACTGCTTGAGCCTGATGCACCAACTTGGTTGGATAACAGTACGCTCTCTACATCGCGCTTGATTTCCTTGCCCGTATCCTTCAAGCCAGTTCGCTAGACTGACCCCGCCTATTGGCTGCTGCATGTTTCCATGCAGTCGAGACTATATCATCGCCCTTTAAGGGCGCTCTGCGCTTCGGGTCGCTTGACCCTACTTCCCTTCGGAATAGTCGTTGAACCTTCCCACTTTACATAGCGGGCTTGGCTGCTGATTGCCCTCGCCGGTGCGTTAGGGTTTCCCAGCAATTCACAGAGTTTGCATTACTGATTACGCAGCAATGGGCCAGTTTGGTTTAGCCTTGGCAAGTTGGTACGCCATTTCCTGCTTTCGACCCGCCTTATTAACAATGTTAGCTCGGCGTGATGTCACTAGGTCTTTGCGTGAAATCTGGCAGTAGTTACCGAGTCGGGCTGGAGTGGTCAGGGCGTCGCCTGAGAACTCATCACCGTCTATGTGAGCGTTGCTGCTTGCTGTATCTTCCCGACAGGTCGTTAGTCTGTCAGCGCCCGTAGGCTGCTGCGTGTCGCCACACAGTTGAGATCATATCTTTACCCGGTCTGGGTAGACGGCGCTTCGGGCCACTTGGCCCTACTCCCTTTCGGGATGATCGTTGCACCTTCCTCTATTGAGGCTTGGATCAGGATTGTCTGCTTGAGAGGTTCCCTGAGTTCACCGTCTGTTTGCCTGCCTATTCCTAAGCAGGAGCGCCAATTAACGCTGTAGCAAGGCTGTCCATAAGCCATTCGGTATATGTGTTGGTTGCTTTATCCCGACCAATTGATGATTGGAAGGGGGTGTCGGTAGGAGAAATGTCGCTAATGATATTCATTTTTGTTCAAAACGGATCGTTAGTCCGCTCCCGCCTGTCGGCTGCTGTATGTCGCCACACAGATCAGATCATCTCATCACCTCGTGGAGGCGTCTGGCGCTTCGGGTTACTTAACCCTACTTCCTTTCGGAATGATCGTTGAACCTTCCCTTTCGGGCTTGGCTGCTGATTATCTCGTTGAGACTTCCCAGCAATTCACCAGATTTGCAACGTGTATCGCTACACGATGGCGCTATCGTTAACGCAAATCCTCGCGTGCATTATCTCCATTGGTTGCTAGGTCATAACGATCTAGCGTATTGGTGGACTGAGCCATGATTAGATTCCTCTAAAGAATTTTCTCTAATAATGCTGCTGCGTCCTTTACGTCTCCGCTTTTGCGCAATTGGCCCCTAAGTGCCTTAACTTGCTTTTGCTGATTGCTTCTCGGTGTCTGACGTTTACCCGGAGTGAGCGCCTTGGGTGCCTTCTTCACGGTTTTCACCGCTTGGTCTGCACTGGCAAGTTGCTTCCGATACTGCATAGCCTCCCAAGCCATTCGCACATAGCGATGGTCGTGGATGCTGTTAACAAGCTCCGGCGTGAATGCGTAGTCAGGTTCCTGCATCAGAAACGACGTTACTTCATTCCGGGTTGTCTCGTTCCAGTTCGGTATCACTTCTTCTAATCGTTCAGCTTCTTGAACAAGCTGCTCTGCAATGCGAGTTTGACGGTCTTGGGCAATCTGCGCTTTCGTCGCGTCGTATTGGGCAGCAGCGGTTGATCTCAGCTTTTCAATAGCCTTCAACTGATCCTCGTAGCCAATGCGTTTAGCGTTCCACTCTGCAACGTTCGACGTTCGTAATTGCTTCATGGCTGGGCTTTGCATTTGCTGCGTGATCCCGGCGGTTAGTGTGTTGAGTATGTATGCAGATTGAGCGTTTGAAGACTCAAACTGCTGTTGTCTCTCCGTGACTTCCGCGTCAAATTGTCGGCGTTCTTCGGCAAGCTGATTCGCCTTATTAAGAAAATGTCTACTTTTTTGGTGATCTCGTATCAGACTGTCCAGGGTGACCTCATCGGTCTGGCCGTCGACTTTTATTTGCGCCTTCACGGTAGTTAGAAGTTCCTCAATGGGAACGTCTAGCGCCTCGGCAAAGTCTGCCAAACTTTCAAAAGATGCCTGTTGTTCGTCTTCCTCGGATGCCGGTTCTTCGACTTCCTCTTGTGGGTCGCTGTCTTCATCAACAGCCTCTACTTCTGCTTCTGGCTCGTCTGTTACTTCTTCGACTTCGGCGTCTTCCTCAACCGGGGCTTGCGCCTCTGTTTCTTGGATTGTTCCTTCGTCATCAAAAACAGAACTCTGCATAAAGCGTTCAGTAGCGATGTCGACAGAATTTGTAGAATCCGTTTGCGGGGTATCCACTTCATTCTCCTTTTATGAGGTCAACGACCTCTATTTTGTTTTGCCCGCTGTTCTTCGGCGCGGGCTTCCAATTTGCCGTGTGAAACGTATTCCCACAGCTTTTTCTTCAATCGACGGTTTGCCTGGAGCGTGCGCACCAGTTCTAACGCCTCGTCATATTCGCCAGACACAAGCCCGGTAGAAGCCAAAGCGTTAACCACATCCCTCTCAATTGAATCAAAACCTTCTTGCAGCAGCGGATGCTCTAACAACTGCTCTGCGTCTTTTCCTTTTACGATTGGATTCGCTCTTTTCATCGAATTGCGTTCCCTATGTACTCGCCAAGGCCACTCAACATTCCCTGCGTCCTCGGATCAAGTTGTTGGTATTGCTCTAGTAGTTCTGGCCCGACGTCTTGCAACACCGGGTCAACAAATGCGCGCATCGCGTTGTCATTTATCACTGTGTCTGCAATGCCCTCCATCGCTTGATTAAGCGCCACCTGATAAGCGTTTTGGTCTATCGGGCCAAAGCCCATTTGCTCTGGTATGCCGCGAACAAACTCGCGACCCTGCTCAATAGTCTGCGCCGGTATATCCGTTGTGTCGTATGCAATAGCACCGCCTGCGCCAGACGCCATGCCTGCTGCACTGTGCGCAACAAATTCCGCTAACGGCTGAAAGGGCTGGGTCATCTTGCCCACCGCGTCTTTGAGTCCCGTCCACGCTCTGTTCTTTCTGTCGCGGTTTGATGAGAACCGTTGCGTGACGCCTTCCATCGTTGGGATCTCTGCGGCTTCTGCATTGTTAGTTGAAGCAACAGCCCCAGCGCCCATAACGGCTGGGATAAGCCCCGGTATCGACTTGACGTCCACACCGCGTGCCTCTAACCGACGCAAAATGTCTTCTGTTATCTGGCCCGAATACGCCTTCATCTGAAGCGCACGGATTTCTTGCTGCGTTGGGTTTGCGGGGTCTTTTACTAACTTTTGCGCGTCACCAAATCTGGCATCTGGAAGCAGGTCGAATATCGTGACGTCTTCCGCATTTTTTAGACGACCAACTCCTTCACCGGGAACCGCAAATGGATAGGACGGGTGAGAGGATTGTTGCAACTCCCCCTCTTGAATAACGCCGACGTTTTGGATGCCCGCATCTCTCGCGCTTAACTGTCGAGTGTCTGCCAAAACCAATCGCGCCTGCCCCCTGCTCAACCCGCCTTTGTTGCGGAATTGAACGTCCATCATGTTCATAAGTTCTTTGCGCACAACATCCGGGGCGTTACGCCACGCATCAACTGATGCCGGGTCGTCTACACCCTTCCAGCCTTTGATTTTTTTGCCTGCGTTTACGCGCTTGCCCTTTACCATCGACCCGACAGTCGCAAACTTTCGTACCGCTCGGTCTAACTCGCGCTTCTGAGCCTTGGTCATATTGGCAGACGCATAAGCAAGCATCGCCTCACCTGTCTCAACCGCAAAGTCACCGCCTGTTGGTGCCATACGCCAAGGAATATACGCTGGGTCTTGCTTTGTTTTTTGTCTTATCTCAGCCGCCTTACGTTGGATATCAGCGGCTGGCGCTTGCGCCGACGCCCACACTGACGGATTCTCAAACATAAAATCCTGCCCGCCTCGCCTGCTGACGGGCCGGTTTAGCGTTACGCCGTCAATGGCGGTTACAAAGTCACCGGCCCCAGTTCGATCTGACATCGAGGTCACAAACGAACGCCCCTCTAGATCCGATAGCGAGAGTTGCGGCACATTCTCTACATCAGACCGCTGTAGCGTTTCGACAGTAGTGTTTGCTAAACGCTCTTGCTCCCTTTTTCTTGCGTCAAAGCGCGGGTCAAACTCTGAACCAATCGTCCTTGACCCACTCGGAAACTTGACGCCCGCCTCCGCTTCTTGCGCTGATAAAGCCGCCACACCACCAGCCCCTACATAGGTCACCGGCATTGCATATCGTTCTGCTATTTCGATGATCTTGGGATCAAAGATCACATAGTTTTGTGCGTTCGCCGAGTTGCGCTCTTTATAAGTAATGCCCTTCGCACCAATCTTTTGTAAGGCTTGACGTATTTTCGTCGGCGCTTCTTGAGCCGGTGTGCTTGCGTCTACCATGCGGTAGTAAATGTCGCGCCCTGTTGGCTCCTTCAGAAACGGTCTATTACGGCGCTTTTCTATACTCTTAGCCGCTACCTTTATAAATTCTGGCTGCTCGCTTAAAGGCGCGTCCCAGTCCAATAGCTCACCAGCGTCGGCGTCGATCTCCAACCGCAGCATGTGACCTCTTTTCGGAGGGTTATCCGATAAAGCCTGTGCGACCTTCAAGTACGCCTCGCGCGTAGCCTCATCGATGTCCGGGTCTTTTGCTAACTCGCGCATCGACCACGGCGTTTCATGCATCAACGCCCGCTCCCAAGCGTCCATCATGGAATAGTCGCCATCTGCCGCCTGATATTGCGACATCATCCATTCTTCATGGTCTACATCGCGGGGCGCATAACTACCCGCTATCTCGTCGGCGTTAGACGCATAAATGCCCTCACCGTACATCTGTCCGTGAGTGCCTCGGTTAACACCTAGCTCAAAGTCGTCAAACTCATACTTAGTGCCATGGACGGCGTCCAGCTTCTTGCGTTGGTTGTCGACTACTAGGCTCGCAAGGCTTGGCTTTTTACCCACGCAGTTGCTCCGTCAGTAGGTCAACCACGCCTGTCTCGGTGCCGTCGTTCTCAAGATCCAACCCGCGCGCTTCTTCAAGCGTCTTATAGGTCTGGGCCTCTTTAAGTTTCTTATCGGCGTCCATCTCAGCAAGCTTTGCCTGCAACTCAGCGATCTGCATCTGCATCTTCTGCTGATCCATCGCCATCTTGGTCTGCGCCTCTACCGCAGCCGACTGCTGCTTCATCTGCATCTCGTTAGACTTCATCTGCAAGTTGGCTTGGCTCTCGGCCTGACGCATCTGCAAATCGGTCATTGCAAGCTGCTCTGCAACGCTTGGGCCTGCCGGTTGTTTAGGCGGCACGGTTGCCGGGTCGGTAAAGAACGTCTGAGTCTCACCGACGTTACCCAACTCAACGATGCGGTCGAGCGTGTTGTAGACGTTACCCGGAGTCGCCAGACCATGCTGCGCAGCCTCTTTCTGAATCGTCAGTAGGTTATTAAGCATCTGCAATTCTTCGGCCTTGCTGTTATAGCCAAGCCCAACCTCAACGCTCACATTATTACGCTCAGACCAGTTCGCCGGGTTAAACGCTACCCACTCGCCTCTAATCCGAATGGTGCGATCCTTGTCTACCGTCGTGCGTAACAGTTGGTGCATCTTTACAAATAGCTGCTTAACACCTGTCTCGCCAAATATGCGCACGATCATCTCTATGCGCTGGCTTGCCTGACTGATCGCAGACTGATACGCGCCCATTGTGGTTTCGCGCAAGATGTTGGGGTCTAGGCTCAACTGCGGCGTGACGCCTGTGCGGATGCCCTGCACCTCGTCCATCGTCTTAATCACCGGCAGTATCTCCGACACAATCGGCTGAACCTGTTCTTCGCGGAGCGCACTTGGATCTCGCGCCGGGATGAACTCACTCGCCGTATCTAGCAGCACATCTAGCGTGCCTGCTTCATCCGATATAAACGCATCGCCAACGTACTTACGTCGCACGTTCGCTTTGTAGATGTTGTCCAGCATGTTGCGCATCAGCGTTGACTTGATCTTCTGGATGTCTTTGACCATGTCGATCATGGACATGCCGGGGTGCTGGTGCGGCAGCGGTACAGTCGTGAGCGCGACGAATGGCTGATAGTTGATTTCCTCATCAGCAAAGATGGTGCTGCCAATGAGACATATCTTGCGGTGCTCGGCTATGCCATCGCCGTCCTCGTCAATCTTTAAGAAACACTCGTTAACCGTGTACAAACGCATCGATGGATCAGACTCATCGACGTCATCCTCGTCCTCAGAAAACAGTTTGTTCTCGTCTTCCTCATCAAACTGGTTACTGCCAGAACCAACGTCCTCAAGCATGTCCCGGTCATAGCCCATCTCGACCAATTCGGAGTACGTCTTGCGTACCCGGTGGCAGATAAAGTCGGCCTCGTCTAGATCAATAGAAAAACAGTTTTCTGCGACCAGCAGTTCATCAGGCGGGATGTTCACCAGCTTCGGCTCACAGATTTGCTTGGTGACGCGCAGCTTGACGCTAAAGGTTTCGGTCTGTGACGCATAACCGTCCGTCATCACTTCTTCATAAGCAGACTCCTGCTCGACGACCTCGACCTCCCCCTCTTGCGAAAGATTAAACATTGCAGCCTGCAACTGCATCATGTCCAAGCCTTTGAATTCTTCGGTGCGCGTGACAACGCGCTCGTCCATAAACAGCTTGATGTAGCCGTTTGGATACATGAGTGTGTCTTTGAACCAGTTGTATAGGGCTAGGAATGCGTTGTTTTCGCGGGTCAGATAGTGGTTGCTGATCTGCGTCTGCTGACGCGCCTCTTGCTCGTCTTCCGGGCCAACAGGCTCGTACTTAACTACCTCACTGCTGGACGTAAAGACGCGCATGATTGAGGGTAACGCCCACTCAACCGCCTCCATTGTTTCACGGGTAACAACGCTGGAAAAACCATCACGCTCGTTGCCGTACTCACGCCCGACGTAATAGTCATAATTCTCCATGCGAGTCTCGGAGATTTCTCCACCAGACTCGTTCAGACAATCATTGATCTTGCCGCGCACAATGCTGACGACTTGACTCTCGTCCATTGGCTCTATATCCATTAAATTCTCCAAGCGGTGTCTTGCGACCACTGTGTGCCGACTATTTTGCGTCGGCGGTCACTCATCGCCGGTTCGTGTATTCGCGCCCAAGAAGACTGCTTGAATCCTTGGGCGACTTGTCTAAACGCATCCGCGCCATTTGATGCCCAGTTGTGTAAGGGCGTGCTGCGGTGCGTGTTGTTCTTTGCATCAAAGGAATATTCGTAGTTCGATAGCGACTCTATGCCCTGCTCGCAACGCTCTTTGTCAAACCAACAACTGGCAAACATGCGCCGGGTCATCTCAATGCCTTCTTGTATGTGCCTGATGCGCGGCACCACCTCAATCGGCTTTACGCCTGCATCCTCTAGCTGCTGCTTACGGTTGTTCACCATGCCCAACAACTCAAAGTCGACGTCGTGCGGTAAGTAGTGCGTCCCGTACAGATAGTTCTTGCTCTTAATCGCCTTGGCGTACCAATCAAGATCAACGAGACGATTCTCGTCGTAGTCGATGAACCGATATTCAACGCCTACCTTCTGGAAGTACCAAATCGCCGTCGTATCGTTCTTGCCCAAGTCCCACGCCGTGTGTACTTCGCACGCCGGTTCTATTGGGACTGTGGTAATGCGCCCTTCCTCGCGCGCCTGTTTCATCTGCTTGCCGTAGATGGCTGACGTTGCAAACGACTTAAACTCGCCTTCCCAGACGTGCAGATAATCGTCGTAGTCGATCTGCTTTAGATGCTCTAGCTCGCTGACCAGTTCATCAGGAAACCAAGGGTTATCACGCCAACTCACCTTCTCAACGACGGCGGCGTCTGGCGCGTTCTCTACAAAGCGTTTGTAGGTGGCGTCGGATCTTAGTTGCGGGTTGAACGTGACCCATATCTCAGAGCCGGGCTTACGAATGGTCGGTATCAACACTTGCCAGGATTCGTCTGACACTCGGTCAGCTTCCTCAATCCAGCATATGTCGATGCCTTCCGTCGACTTGATCTTATCGACGTTGTGCCTCAACCCCTCAAAGATAAACTCAGAACCGTTACGGCCCCGGATGGTGTGTTCAACGATCTCGTATTCGTCTTGCAGCCCAAGGCGCTCTATCTGGTCAGCCAGCAACTTATGCACCGACTCGCGGATGCTACCCTGTACTTCCCTCGTACACAGAATTCTCAGTGGCCTCTGCGTCGCCTGTATCAGCAGAGCGATAGCGCAGTTCCATGACTTCGCCGCGCCCCGGCCTCCCCAAAACACTTTGTAACGGTTCGGCTTGTATAGG